CGACCTGTAACTGATTCTGCACATAAACGTACCCACTCCATAAGTGCCTGAGACGCTGAAGGTCCAATTGGGTCACGGAATTTAACATTTATTGTACCCCAAGTAAAACGACCGGCAACATATGTTTCAGTGTTTAAAAATGGAATCGCAACAGGATTAATTGTTATTTTTGGTCTTGCTGCCGATTCTACGAACCATTCATTAATTCCTAATGTTGAAGGAAAACGTAATATAAACCTATTTTGTCTTTTAGGTTCGTAAGGTATGGGCATTTTCATTAATAAATCAGCCATTTCAATTTGTTTTTAATTTTATTTATTTTATCTTTATTTAATAAATATCACTATTTAAAAAATATTTTAGTTGACTTTTAGAATTTAATTTACTATTATTTTCTTCCAGTCTAGTTTTATTTAATACTAGTTTTAATTTACTAGTTTTTTAATTATTATTTATTATAACTATTTAATATTCTTTTTTTATTCCTCCTGCTGTTGAATAAGTTTTAATAATATTTTCCGGGTCTTGCTCAAAATGTTTTTTAACTACATCTACATTTCTTACATCATCATCAGAAAACCCTACTTTAGGTACAAAATAATTACTAATTTTATTTTTTAAAAAAGCTTTTTTCTGAATTTTTTTTGAAATATCTTTAACATATTGAACAAATTCTTTTAAAGCTTTAATTTTACCTTCTTCCGGATTTGTTGCTGAACCCTCACCAAAAGACACCGGATAAAAACGACACATATCTAAATATTCTTTTATCATTTCTGATTTAGATATTTCTTCTTCATCCGCTAAATCACGATATTTTTCTAAATTCTTAATTAATTCATTAGAATTTATACCGTTTGTATTTGATACAATATAATTGTAAACACCTTGTTTAAGTACATTAGGGTTGTGACCTCTTGCGGTAACAATCGAAAAAATCGACCCATTATTAATTGCCTCAACAAAATCACCCCAAGCAGGTCCTGGTTTTGCTAACATAGCGTCAACAATAAATTGTTTATCTCCTTTATCCCGAAAATATCTGAAAGGTTCTTCCGCAAAACCAACAATAGTATGGTCATTATACTCAAATGGTTGATTACCAATTTCCGTTCTATAATCCGCAAAATCTTCAGTTGACATACCTACTTCACGACCTTCATCATCTTTTAAAATAATTTTGGTTGGCATCGTAACAATGTTATCGTCCCAATCAAATGCGTAGTATTTTTCATCAGGAGCACCTGATTCATCAATACCTTCTTTTAAAATTTTTTTATTAAACATAATTGTTATTTGGCTTAATTATGACCCACTATTACAATGGGTCATAATTTTATTTATTATATATTCTCGAAAGACGCACCTGTTGGAGTGATATAGAACGTGATGTCTATAAATTCTAACGATTTGGTTGGTTTGATGTAAATCTTACCTGTCATTTGATTTCTGTCTAAATCAGCTGCGTCTGACGAAACTGTTACACGGAAATCATAAAGACCTCTATCTCTTCTAATAGAGTCTAATATTGGGTTAACAGAATCTAAGAAATCTTGTCTTACTTTAGCATCGTTTTGTTCAAATAATAATCTAACAGAAACTGCCGATATTAATTTACGTGCTTGAAGTAATAATCTTCTTACGTTGATTCTATCAAGAGCCGATTGTCTAATTTGAAGAGTTTTGTTACCCCAAATTACTGTTCCAACATCAGAGAACGTTGCGATTGGATTTAAACGACCTTGATATAGAGTATCTCTATTCTCTTGAGTTAATTTAATTCTCGCTTTAACCGCATTTACAATACCTCTCGTGTAACCCGCAGCTGCGAACCAAGGATAAGCGATGTTGTCTGTTAACGCTAAGTTTCTCGTTACCTCAGCAGTTGCCGGTAAGTAAATTTGAGTATTATTAACAGTATCTCTCATTAATACCCAAGGGTAGTAAGTAGCCGTGTAGTTAGAGTCAATACCTGAATTCGCTAAATTATCTACGGCCTCTTGTGGGTAAATAAAATCAAATTGATTACCTGTTGAAGGAACATACATATTGTAGTCAGGTGTTGTACAAACGTACAATGAATCCGCTCTACTATATTCAATCATATCGATTGCGTTTTCAACTAAATTAGAGTTATTAACATAATCAATACCCGGTGTAACAAACACATTAATATTTACCGCTTCAGGATTTGCGAATGTTTCTTGACCCAATAAATAAGCGTAATAATCAGTGTTAGCAAAATCTTGAGTATTACCGGCCACACTAATTTGTTTAAATGCCCCCCAACCTGTCGCTGAAGGGTATCTTGGTGTTGGACAAGCTCCTTTTAAATAACCTGCTCTACCTAATACAAATCTATCAGTATTTGTTCTAAATTCTCTGTAGATATCCCATCCATCAAAACCACCTTTAACTAGTAAAGTAAATTTACGTGCAAAAATTCTATAATAAGGATTTTCAGGGTTATCAGGGTCAGATGTAAATGGTGCATCACCACAGAAGAACGCCGGAGTACCACTAGTTACAAACACATTTGGTATTGTAATACCTGTTGCGTTTTCGTCCATATGGAATCCTCTTGTTCTAAAGTTCCAAGGATTACCTTCAGTATCATTACAGATATCTAAAGGAAGTTGTGTTCCTTTATATTGGAAGAAGTCAACATCAATACCTTCAGTATCAGAGATACCTAAATAAGTTCTTCTTACATTATCACCTGCACTTGTAGTTGTGTCGTCCGCACCTGATGCCAAACCAAATGGTGGATTATAAACTACTTCACCAGGATAATAGTATTTAGATTTTATTAATGGGAATGGTGGTCTTACACCAGCATATTCTCTATAATCATATCCCAAGAATCCACAAGGAAGTGCATCTACAGGAGCGTCTTCATTCATTTCAACCATTACATAACTTGATAATAATGGATATTCACCATCTAAACTACCAATTTTTTTACCTACGAATGAATTATCTTGAGGGTTCATTGTACAATTAGTATATTTTTCAAGAACTACAGGTGCTGAATCAGTATCGAAGAAATCTCTAATCAATACATCAAAAGTACCGTTGTTAAATGACATATTAGCTAACGATATTTTAATATCAACGTTAGCAGAATCACCATCAGCAATAGTTGTAAATTTAAATAAGTTATAAACTTTATTACCCCTTAATTCTGAAACAACCCAAGGTGATACCGGAGATTGATATTTCTCTAAATAAAAAGCTATTGATGTTGGGTCAATTGCTTGACGTGCATCAGGTAAAGCAGTTAATTCACAATTTAAACCTCTAATATAACCCATTCTCCACGCATTAGTTAATAATGCTTGGAATCTTTCTTCAACAAATAACGGAACAACTGTTCTCGGTTTAGAGAAGTTAGACGAACCAAATACTTTACTAATATATTTAGGGTCAGAGTTTGATAATGATGTTTCAAAGAAATATTGGTCACCATCTTTACTTGTGATGTTAACACCAAAAGTTGAAAATGGGTTTTTAGTTACACCAGAATATGTTCCTGTACAATCTAAACTAACATCAGTTAATCCTGATACTTCATAAACCGGACCATCATCTAAACCATATGTTGAAAGACCTCTTGAACGTAACGTAGCAATTACTAAATCATCATAATCAGTATATGCGGTTCCCGAGTAGACATAAATAACACCTATCAATGTACCTGTATAACAATGAACCGGTTTAGCCGTCGTTGTTGAAGTAGTCGATGTTGATGTAGTAGTTGTACATGGGTCGGTCGTAGTAGTAGTAGTTGATGTTGATGTTGTAGTTGTTATTACAGGTGTTAATGTTAACCCTGTTACAACAGACCAAAATGAAAATCCTGTATATGCCGCATTTCCAACATTATCGAATAATGAGTAATACCAAGGGTCATTTTGTGGTGCAGAATAATTACATAAATTAGCACTTACATTATCAACTTCATAAACATTTGTTTCTCCTGTATATACTTCACTTAATCCTGAATAAACACTTGTTGGTACCGCTCCATAGTAATAAATTGAAGTGTCTTCTTTTGATGGTGTTGAAACTACGTCAAAAATTTGTTTAGAGAAATCAGTATACAATGTACTCATACTACCATCAAACTGTTCGTAAGGTTCGTACAATATTGAAGATATTTCAGGTGCTAAATTAGATGTGTTTGTAAATACAATACTATCAATACTATTTGTACACGCCGAGAATTCAATCGAATAATTTATTGTTTTGAAGTCAACACATTCAGAAACACAGTTAACTGTTGTTGCACTTTCACAAAAGAAATCAACCGTTGTTGGGTTAACATTAGCTTTTGTTGTTATAGACCAAGATGGTCCCGCATCATAACCTGATAATCCTAAAACTCTTGTTACGAATAATTGGTTAGATTGTTGTAAGTATGATTTGGCAATATAAGCCGCTTCGTACTTTGGAATTTGTGTATTTATAAATTTTTCTGGAGAAGTTCCACCGAAGAAATTTGTGAATTCATCAAAATTTCGTATAAAGATAGGTTCGAAAGCAGGACCTTTTAAGGTCTCACCCACAATACCCAACGTGGTAACCCCCACACTTTGTGCTACGAAACTTAAATCAACTTCAGAAGTATATACTCCGGGAGATACGAATACTTTTTGATTTGATGCCATTAGTTTGTCTTTTTTATTTGTAAATTTATTTTTATTGATAAATATTATAAAAAAAACCAAAATACTTTACTTCATAAGAAGTATTTATAAATTAGGTAGAATAAATTCTGCCTTTATTCTACCATGGCAGATGACGAAAAAAAGATTAAGAACCTAAAGATATCAATTGAGGTTCACAGTGTATTAAAGACCTATTGTGAAAAGAGGGGTATAAAAATGTATCGTTTTTTAGAGAGAATGATTTTAGACCAATGTAAGGAAAAGAAGGATATCTATGGTGAGAACTAAACTATTTCATTATTTAACTCAATAATCCCTTCTTTTGTCTCATCATTTTTAACCACTATGATTTTCAAAACATCATTTGTGTTTATCTGAATTTGAAGTAAATCAGTACCATAATATTGATTATTTAGATACACATCGTATGACTCAATGTTGGTCGTTTCACCTAAATTTAAATCAACAGTATAATCAAAAATTTGTGATAAAATATTGTTACCGGCAACAAATAAAAAATTAGTTACTGTCGATTCATCCGCAATATTTTTTCTTCGACCACGAGTAAACGATTCTTTTTCAAATTCAATAACCGTTAAAACTCTTGAAACTGCCGGGGCAACTTCAAATTCGTTTTCATCAATTAAAAATCCTAACATTGTAAAATCATAACTTTGAATATAATATTTTCTTTTATCAATACTCATAACTGATTCATCAGTAATGTTATTCATTATGATTGGAATATAATGACCTTTGATGGTTGTGTAGGCTTGACGAGAGGCAAACATTTCAAGAATGTTTTTATTTAAAGCGTTTAATTCTCTCATTCTATTACAAATTATTTTAACACTATATGTAATATCAACAGGAACAGGTTGAGGTATTTTATATATATCCATACCATTTCTATTTCCATCCCAAGTTGGTACTTGAGCATAAAAATATTGTTTTCTATTTGGTATATTATAAATTGTTGCAGGATTTGTTCCGAATTTAACCTCAGGGTTTCTTACAACCGTAATAAATGGTGGTGACACGTTTGAATCTAAATCTTGAAAATTCCAAGTTTCTGTAAATTGTGACCAGTTTTGAGAGGTAATAAGAATATCGACCATTGGGATTACTTGACCATCCACAATTGTTTGTAAATCATTTTGAACAAAATTTAACATACCCCCATCTAAATCGGCGTGTAAAATAGATTTTGGTAAATAAGTTCCGTCTTTATTAATTTTTTCCAATAGTTGTTCTCTTCTTGGATAAAGAGTTTTTGGAAATGTTAACGGAATTGTTTTCTTTATTTTATTTGGTAATGGCATGTTATTGTTTTGTTATAAATATTTTGTCTCTTAAATTTATCATTTCAACTTCACCGGCACGATATATTGGTTCTTCGGTGTCTTTTACAACATAAGAGTTATATTTGTAAGGATTATAGGTAACGATATTATTATTTGGTTGAGATGGTAAATCCTCACAAGGGTGTTTACAATAATCATCTAAAGTTCCAATCACAAATGAATGAACGTTTTTTCGTTTTTCTTTTAATACTTTTTCTCTACCACCTTGTCTAACTCTAAATTCAACATCTGATAATTTAACATAGTCAGCGTGAATTATTACACGACCTTTATAAATGATTGAAAATGTGTGTTTATGCAAATTGTAATACAACATCACTTTTTTTCCAACATATTCTTTTTCTTGATTATCGTGACCACACTTGTGGCAGATATAAGGGTCGTTTCCTCCGTCGGATAACGCCCAAGACCAACCACACTCGTCACAAATTACTTCTTTATTTGTGACAGTTTCTAATAGTTTTCTATATTGATTTTCGTTAATAATTATTTTCATAATCGTAATATGTTGAAATTGTTTTAACCGGTAAATTAAAATTATCTTGGAACCATTTTTTCATTGGTTCTTCCCAATGATTACCAAACATATTATCCAAATGTTTGGAGTATTCCCCCAAAACTTCTAAAATCGGAGCGTCTTTATAATAACCGGAGTGTGTATCATAATATTCCTTTTCAAAATAATGAAATACCATATCTGAATCATATTCTCCTTGCCAATCACCCTGATAAAAAATTAAAAAGTTTTCATTTTCGCTATTAATATCCGGATATCCATCTTCATCTTCATCCACACCATAAACCCAACCCATTTCACTTGGATTAAATGTTTTATCAATATAATTGTATATTGAATTGAATAGTTTATTTTCTGTTATTATTAGTTTCATTATAATCCTCTAAATTCGTTTTCCGTTACCGGAGTTGCAACATATGATTTATAAAATGGTTTATAACCGGCGTATGTATGTTTATTATCTGAATTAATTCTTCCGTCGTCACTTACCACATAATATCTTACTTTACTTTCAGTTTCATAATAACCAATATAATCTCCATAATTAATTTGAATATTCAAATCATTAAGTTGAGCCGCGTAAACCGCAAACTTCATATTACCAGGTTCTGATTGTGTAATTTTTGAATTACCCAAGTATTTTGTTTCAGGCGGTAGTATTTGAACATAAGCTTTAAACTCAATGGGTGGTAAATATTTTATACCATCAGTCATTACCTCACCATAAA